AGTGCTGAACACATAAGCAGTCCGCATGGTGTGTTCATAGCATATTTAAAAAAGGAGCTAGACCATGAGAAAGAAGAAGCGTAAAAACGGGAAATAATTGGTATCCTATGCGGGAAACTCGCTGGTGGTTATACACCAAAGGATCCAATAAACCACCACGCAAATAAGGTGTGGTGCTAAATAATATATTATACTGTGTTACACAGGTTAGACTCATAGAGGAAAAAAATGGAAACTGAAAGCCAAAATCAGGTAGAACATGAGACAACTGGCGTCTCCGAGAGCCAGGTATCAGAGCAACCCACTGAGAATCTACTTTCACAAGAAGAAGTGAATCGGATAGTTGCAGAAAGAGTTGAGAGAGAACGCAAGAAATTTGAACGCAAATATGCGGACATTGATGTTGACCGTTATCAACAACTCACTGAGGCCGAAGAGGCTCGCAAGGTAGAAGAACAGAAGAAGCGTGGTGAATTTGAGGAAATCCTCAAGAGCACTGTTGGCAAAAAAGATTCTGTTATTGAAAACCTGCAAAAAGAGTTGCACAATATCAAAGTGGATGGGGCGATGTTGAACATTGCCAGTAAACACAAGGCAATCAACCCTGAACAGGTGGTGAGCCTGGTTAAAAATCAAGTGCGTATGAGCGAGACTGGTGAAGTAGAAGTAGTTGATCCACAAACTGGCACAATACGCTACAACGATTCAGGAGATCCACTAAGCATGGATGAACTGGTTGAAGATTTTTTACAAAACAATCCACACTTTGTTACAGCAACTCCTAGAGGAAGCGGAACAACCAGTAACACTAGAGATTCAAGTGTTAAGAAACTGGATGTGACCCAACTGGATATGAAGAATCCAGAACACAAACGAATGTATGCTGAATATAGAAAAAATACTCTCAACATTCGTTAACGCCAGATAATCTAAAGGAGATATAAAATGGCTGGAACTACAACCACAACCCTAAACGACCTCCTGCCTACCATTGTGGCAGAGGCTATGTTTGTAGCAAGCGAAAGATCAATCATGCAAGGTCTTATGCGTAACTACAACCTACCAGCAAACGCAGGTAAAGCGATCACTATTCCTCGTTACCCTGTTCAAACAGCGGCTGACCTCACTGAAGGCAACGCTCTTAACAACACAGCAGTATCAACTGACGGTGTTACACTAACTGTTTCAACAGTTGGTTTGCACACTATTGTAACTGACTTGGCTGTTGCCAGTTCAGCAAGCAATGTTGTTGCTGATCTTGGCCGTCTTTTTGGTGAAGCAATTGCTAGAAAAATTGACACTGACGCTACTGCACTGTTCTCAGGCTTTGAAAACATCACAGCAGGTAGTGCTAGCTCAGCATTGTCAGCGGCAACAGTTGCTCAAGCAGTAGCAAAACTTCGTGCAAACGCAGTTCCTACAACTGATCTTGCTCTTGTGTTGCATCCATATGTTGCATATGACTTGAAAGCCAACCTCACAAACACATTTGCTAACCCAGCAAGTGGTGACATCCAGAACGAAGCAATGCGTGAAGGCTATGTTGGCCAACTGTTCGGTGTTCCTGTGTATGAAACATCAAACATTGCCAACACTGGAACAGCAGGCGACTATGTTGGTGGTTTGTTCCACCGTGATGGTCTTGGTCTTGCTAGAATTGGCGACATCAACATTGAAACACAGCGTGCCGCAGAGTATGTTGGAACTCGTGTTGTTGCTAGTGCCCACTATGCAGTTGGTGAACTATACGATTACTACGGTGTTGCTATCACAGCTGACTCAAGCCTTGTAGACCCAGCGTAAGGGAGACTGACCCATGACAATGAGCACTGACGCAGACATCATTGAATACTTCCCAGATCTATATGATTATGGTATTCAGGAATTTGACAGCTTTCACGAGAAGACTCGTCAAGATATATTTCGTTTGTTGCGGATTCAGTGGTGGCCAACACAAGCACTACGCTTGAGAACGGACATCACTGTGATCAACACAAATGTTGAGATGGATGACACTCTAATCACAGAGAGTCAATTCACTCGTGCGGCAGTGTTTCATTGTTTAGCATACTACATTCTACCACAACTCAGCAAGTTTGAACCCGATGGGGACAGATTTGCTGAAATGATGGAGTATTTCAAGAACAGATTCACAGAAGAATTTGATCTTGTTATCAAGGATGGTGTAGAATACGACTTTGATGAAGACGGAACAGTTGAGGATGCTGAAAAGGCACCTCAAAGATTCCTAAGATTGGTGAGATAACATGAGCATTCGCGAGCAAATCGTTGAAAATGTTGTAGAAACACTTGAAAATGCAGAAGATCCACGCTTTGGCTTGGTGACTCGTGAGCATTTTGATGTGGACAAACTATCAAGACAGCAGTTTCCTGCTGTTTATGTTGCTACAGCCGACGAAACACGCGAAGACTTGAGTTATAGTGGCACCGCAAGTCTACGAACCAGCACACTGAACCTACAACTTGTGGGCTATGTGAATGGTAAGAATGTAGACACCCTGAGAAACGATCTAGTTGAGCGTGTTGAAGAAGCACTTGAAGCAGATCGCACCAGAGGGGGCATTGCCAGAATCACCAGACTAAGAGAAGTCACTGTTGACTTTGATCAACAGAACTACATTGGTAGAGTGGATATGCTAGTTGAAGTCATCTACACTTACAGTAAAGGAGTCGCATGATGCTAAAAGTCACAAACGGTGAAAAAACAAGAACAGTTAACTCTACTCGCAGTATTCCCAGTGGATATTGGGTGGTAGACAACTCAGTTGTTGAGGCTTCACCAACCGTAGAAGTGTCAGAGCCAGAAATGGACTTTGACGACATAGAACAGCCAACAGAGGAGGAATAACCTATGGCAACCTATACAGGTCAGACAGGTGTTATTTCAGTAGGTGGTAGCAACCTAGCAGAAGTGACCAGTTTCACCATTGATCACACTGTGAACACTATTGAAAGCACAGCAATGAGCGACCAATACCGCTCATACAAAACAGGAATGAAAGAATGGACAGGATCAGCAGACATCATCTATGATGACACTGTGTTTGATAACCTGGCAGCCATCCTTATAGGCGACGGAGCAGGTCAGAACTCAGGTGCTGATGTTGCTATCGTAGCATACCCAGGTGGCGACGCAACAGGAAGTCCAAAACTTTCAGGTAATGTGTTGGTAACTGGATTCAGTGTAGCAAGTGAAATGGAAGGCATGGTTACAGCAACCATCAGTTTCCAGGGCACAGGTCCATTGACATTCGCTGAAGAACCAGCACCCTAATGTTTAGGACTAGCATAAAAACTAGTCCAGCTTTACGGCGTAAACTAAACAGGGCTGTGGACGAGGGTGTTGAAGACATCATGGAAACATATGTTGACATTGCTCGTCCACTAACCCCTAAGGATAAGGGTCGTGCTAGGAGAGCCTGGCACACTGAAGGCAGAGGTAGAAACACTGAAGCCGTTAACGATGTTCCGTATGCACAAAGACTGGATGAGGGGTGGAGTAAGCAAGCCCCAAGAGGCATAACGAAACCAGCATTGCGTAAATTACGCAGTCAATCAACAAGGATAACCAAGCGATGAACAAAGTATTAGAAAAAGCCACAGGACATTTCCGCGGCAAATTGGACGGCAGTCTACAGAGTGTAGAAGTGCCAGAGTGGGAAACCACAGTGTATTATAGATCAACCTCAACACTCAAAGACGAAAGTAGTGTGTTGAAACTACAACAGGAAGGCAAAACTGTTGAAGCATTGGTGCAGAGCATAATCATCAAAGCATTGGACAAAGACGGCAAGCGTATGTTCACTCCTGCTGACCGTGTGGTGTTGATGAGCGAAGTAGATCCACAGGTTGTAATACGCTTGGCCAGCACACTCAACGGCGTGGATGATGACACGCTTGAGGATGTGGAAAAAAACTAAAGCAAGACCACGACCTATATTTTTTAATGGGCGTGTGTCGTGAGTTAGGTATAACACTAGCACAAGGCATGGAAATGTCAGTGTATGAATTAAAGTGCTGGGCTGGCTTTTTCAAGTTAGAAAATGAACGCACTAAGGAGCAAATGAACAGTGGCAGACGCAACCATAAGAGTAGACGCTGACACCAGGGGGGCTGAACGAGCCCTTGGTAGATTACAAAACGCACTTGGAGCACTAAGTGTTGGTGTCGTTGCCAAGCAGTTTGCTGACCTTGCTGATCAGGCAACCAACTTACGCAATAGATTGAATCTTGTAAGTGACAGTGTTGCACAAAACAATTTGTTGTTCAGCAGACTAATTGGTATTGCTAATGATTCAAGAACTCCACTGAGCCAAACTGGTGATTTGTTTTTCCGTATTGCAAGAGCCAGCGACAGTTTAGGTATCAGTCAAGAGCAAGCATTACAAGCAACCAACAATGTAGCCAAAGCAATTACAGCATCAGGTATCAGTGCCGCCGAAGCCGCAGGTCCGTTGCTACAGTTAGGACAAGCATTACAATCAGGTAGATTGCAAGGTGATGAACTACGCAGTATCTTAGAAGGCTTACCTCCAGTGGCACGAGCACTTGCTAACAGTTTGGGTGTGCCAATTGGAGCACTTAAAGAACTTGGTGCACAAGGCAAGATATCTGGTAGACAGGTGGTTGATGCTATTCTTGAAGCGGGCGACGCTATTGAAAATGATTTTGGCAAAACCTTACCAACCATTGGACAACAGTTTATTCTGTTGAACAACAGTCTCATACGCTTTGCAGACACTGTAAACTCCAGCACCAATGCCAGTAGCAA